GAAATCATCGAGAACTACGGCATTTCTCTGCACGAACTGACTTTAAAGAATGGTTCTTTAATCAAAGGTATTGCCGCCTCAGAACCGTCTCGGTTCCGAGGTCCTCAATGGCACCATGTCTGGGCTGACGAGCTTGCCGCTTATGACTATTTGGATGATGCCTGGGACATGATTCAGTTCAGTCTTAGGCTCGGTAAGAAGCCACGAATGGTTTGCACAACCACTCCAAAACCGGTTCCTAAGATCGTAGAGCTGTATGACCGTGATGGTGAAGACGTACATGTTACCACTGCAAGCACATACTCGAATATGCACAATTTGGCACCGACCTTTCAGAATCAGATTCTCCAGTACGAAGGCACCGAGATCGGTAGGCAAGAGATACATGCTGAGATACTGAACCCAGAAGAGAGTGGTCTGGTCAAACGGAGTTGGTTCAAGCTCTATGACTCTGATAAGCCATTTCCTGAGTTTAGCTATGTCATACAATCCTATGACGTAGCTACCTCTGATAAGACTGTGAACGACCCCACTGCGTGTGTAGTTCTAGGTATCTTCAGGCCAGGACCGGATTCTGGTAACCGTGTCATGCTGATTGACTGTTGGTCTGAGCACTTACTGTACCCGGATCTAAGGGCTAAGTTACAGGACGAGTACACCGAGGTGTATGGCAATCCGGACGAGTTTGGTTCTGGTAAGAAGGTAGACATGATTCTGATTGAGAATAAGTCTAGCGGCATAGCACTGATACAGGATCTGCAACAAACACGAATACCAATCAGAGGCTACAATCCGGGGTCGGCAGACAAAGCAACACGCCTGAACATCGTAGCTCCGATGATCGAGAAGGGGTTGATGTACCTACCGGAAAGTAGTGAGATACCGGGGCAGCCAAGGACTTGGATACAACCTTTCGTGTCTGAGGTATGTAGTTTTCCACTGGGACGGCATGACGATTACGTAGACGCTCTGAGCCAGGCACTCCGATATTTAAGAGACAGTGGCATGATCACACTGGACTACCATGCCAGTGAACCAAGCATCTATGCCGATGATGATAATCCTAGACCAAACCGGTCCGTAAATCCTTATTCAATCTGACATCTGCAGAGCTGCAGAGAGCTGCAGAGGAAAGTGTTTACTTTAGGTACTGAGGACTGTGGACTCAGAAGCTGACCTAGCGCGCCCCCGGAGAAGTGTTCGAGGTCCTATGCTTTCTGTAGCAAAAAAGCCCGCAGCTCAGTGCCCAGAGCTAAGCTGAAGCTTCGAAAAGAATCGGCACCCAACTGCTATGAGCTGGGTGCCTAGCTGCTTACTTGAATTCGATGTAGATGTAATCTGACATCGTAACTTCACAAACATCTGAATTTGCTGGGAGAGATTTAAGATATTCGAGAATCGATTTTTTCTCGATATTGACATAAACATCTGTGCCAGCGATTTTGGCTTTTAATTTCGAAGGGAAACATTCGATGTTCTTGATTGCGAACGCGTTTTTCATATTTAATACTCCTGTTTAGAATTAAGAAAATACAACTTTGTACTACAAGATTCATTATACATAGTTCTTTTAAAAAGAACATAAATTTCATTTCACATTGTGACAAAACTGAAAAAGAATTTATTTCACATGATGATATAGAAAATTGTACTTTTTCTAAGAAACGTGATATGCGTGCACAAAGAAAACTTTGTCATATAGTGAAATAAGATATTGTACTTTTTTATAGAACCATGTATAATGAACTCATGAACAACAAAAAAGAAAGAGAGGAAAATCTACAATCTAACAGCTGAGATCAGAATCTGCAAGCTCAGCACTCGGCACAGTCTCAAAATCGCCTAGGGAATAATCCACTCCTGCGCGTCATCTCGAGAGCTCAGCACTCAGAATCTAAGCGTTCTCGAGACTCTGCTCTGAATCGGCAAGAGCTAGAGCCCGTTTTAAAGCCCGTTTGCCGAGAGCCCGATTCAATCTTCTTGGCTCGACTTTTGGAGGCTGCCAAGAATCTCATTCAGAATCTCTTGGCCCAGAGTGTGACTGTTCTCGATTTGCACAGCTCCACCATCGGCGCCCGTAAGCTCGACTTTGTTCCGCTCTGAGTATTTATTTGGAAAACGAGCTGCAAGTATTTTGTTATAAACCGCTCCATTTAGTCTCGAAGCACCAGGCGACTCTAGAACATTATCCAGTCCTAGATTTTCCCAATATGCAAGCTCTAAGTTCTTAGCCGTACGTAAGGCCATCATAAACTCTTCATGCTGCTTGGCCCAATTGTCGAGTGTGTTCCATGCTAAATCAAGTTTTGCAGCAATCTGTTCTTTAGACATACCTTCCCGACCCATTTCAACAACCATTTCACAATATTCCGGCTTATATAGAGATGGACGACCGTTCTTTTTTGCTGCTGTCATAATACTTCCTTCCAAAGAGATTCAGTTAATTTTAATACTTTCGATCGTCTAATGCCTATTGTTCTTGAAATAATATGTGCAGATGATAGCTTTCTTCCTTTTCTTACTGCAGACAATGCTGCAATATGTTCAGGCGTTTGTGGAATTCCTTTTTTCCCTTTAGAAATGTTTTTAGCATGCTCAATTGTTTTTGGCTTGCCTTTAAGTTTCCATCTGTTTGCATGTGCATTTCTTTGTCTTGTTTCAATGGGTATTCCTGCTAATGGTGAATCTTTAGTCGTTTCAAATGCTCTATTTGCAAACTCTTCAGATTTCCAATATTCAAAAGGTAATGAATCTAACCATGATTGTGCTAATCCTTCATTGTCGAACCATTTGCTAAACAGCACCTCGACGTTTGATCGATTATGGCCTCCGTGCTTAGTGCAATGTGCGATCCAATATCTACCACTTCCACAATACTGATCCATCTGCAACATCACTGTTTGCCCGACATATTTCATGCCTGAAGTCTTGTTTTGCATGATGTAATACCAACGAGATTGCCATGGTTTTTGCATTTTGCTCTCCAAATAATCATAATTTTAACCTTATTTGCGTCAATCGTATACAACAAGATTTCAATGAGCAGGAAGTAACGGTTACAAATTTTGGTTACAGTTACACAAAAACGAGGTGAGATTGTATACTATATAATATATATACTTTTATTTAATAATTAAATATATGTAACTATGTAACTCAGTTACTAGCCTTACACAGCTGTCATCTCTCAGTTACATATTCGCTCTCAGTTACACAATTTTATGTAACTTTTTCAGCTAAATTTTAGAACTCTCAGCTCTTCTACGATTTAGAATGTAACTTATGCATCTGCATGATCAGAAGACATACTAATTCTTAGCACACAGAGATGTTAGATCTGAAGGTCTACATACTTCTATAATGTAACTATGTAACTATGTAACTTTCTAACCTATTCTCGAACATTCTCACACACGAATTGTCGATTTCTCACTATTTATTTCACATAGTGATATCAAATAGTTCAAATCTATGGTATAATGTTTATGTCGGAAATAACATTTTCGATTTTGTAGATTCTAAATTCTAAACTAAGGAGCATTACTATGAAGGTTCAAGAACTTATAGAACGATTAAAGTTCGCAAATCCTGAAGCAGATGTACACTTCGCCTACAACTACGGCGATTATTGGAATACAGTAGTAGCACCATCAGTCAACTCAGTCGAAGATGGCATGGTTACTTACAGCGAGTACCATCGTATGGACAAACTCATCACCGATGTAGATGATGATAACGATGACATCCTCGACCCTGTTAATCCTGTCATTGTTTTAAGTTAGGATAATCATGACCATAGATCAATTACAGCAGCAGATCTCAGTTCTGAAGCAACAGCTCGAAGCTACAACTGGCTATGCTCTCAGCCTCGAAGAAACCATCTGTCTTAACCTCGGTTATACAGTCGAAGATCTTCGCTCTCAATGCGAAGTAGTTCTTTATGATGAAAATGGAAAGGCACTCTAATGAAACCCGATCAAATCCGTCAGATTCTTAATGCTTTGGAAGAACACTCCAACACACCGAATCGCACATGCGTAGTTGCAAAGCAGCTTGGTTTACCCAAGTCCACTATTCAGCATGTCATTAGCGAATGGTGTATCGATACAGCCCGTCGTCATGAAGGAACTATCCATGTCAAGCACTAAGTCCTTCCGTGTATCATTCATGCTAGATCTCAAAGGCATGGAATCGACCTCCGACGTTACAGCTTGGATCGAAAGAGCTATCGAACAGCAGTTAGAACGCCATGAAACGCTTCATCCTGTGCTCGTTAAGCCCTTCGATGCTGGCATGGGCAACACTCCTCTTAAACTTCTATGAAAGATCTACTATGAATACCACTGATTCAGTTCAACCTTTTCACTTTTATGCTGCCAACTATGCAGAGTGGCGCACATCCGATAATATT